CGGCTACGAGACATAAACGGCAAGAGTGTTGTTCTTAAAATAAAAGGGCGAGCCGTCCGCGTTTGGGCAATCCCATCATTTGAAAGTGCAGACATGGATATATCTGTACCGAAGTTTTCACAAGGAGAGGCACCTTTTTAATGTTATTAGCAGATGGATTTAATCGAGCGTTTATTGGTATTGGTCACAGAGCAGGGTCTAATGACGTTGCTGTCTATGACTATGATCGGTGCGCCAAAGTGTTAATGCGCAGAGATGGCATGACACAAGAAGAAGCATATGAATTTTTGGACTTTAATGTCGTTGGGAGTTATGTCGGTGACTTAACACCCATTTTTGTTGAACGAGTTAGTATAAAAGAGGTTATGAATGAAGAATCGTGAAAGAGATTTTGAAATCTTTAGGTTACGGAAAGAACAATACTTGAACTTAAAAGTAATTGGAGATCGATTGGGTCTAAGCCAAGAACGTGTCCGTGTTATTGTAAATGATATGGAGGATCAAGGATACAATGTTCAGAATTTTCGGGCCGCCCGGGACGGGGAAAACAACCAAACTTCTTGATATGGTTGATCGGCAGTTGGAAGCGGGCGTTCAGCCTACGAACATTGCCTTCTTAGCTTTTACAAGAAAGGCCGCAGAAGAAGCGCGGGAACGTGCCGCGGCGCGGTTCAACCTTGATCCCAAGCAAGACTTGTTTTTCTTTAAAACGTTGCATTCGCTTGCGCTGGCCATGACGGACATCCGCACTGATCAGGTAATGCAACCGGAGCATTACAGAGAGCTGGGCAATGCCATTGGTGTTAGCCTACATTCCGAAAAGACAAGCAGGTTTTCAGACATTCCTGAAACGCAGAAGTCGAGTGATCCGGTCTTGGGTTTAATCAACCTAGCAATATTGCGCAAAGTACCCCTTCGTACGCAATATAATATCAGCCGGATTGATGAAAGTTGGAATGTCGTGAAATATGTTGACGAGGCCCTGACCAAATACAAAAAAAGTTATAACCTTTATGACTTTACAGATATGTTGCGTGTCTTTGCCGAAACCGGAGAAAGCTGTTGCCCACGGTTTGCTGTAACCTTCCTAGACGAAGCGCAGGATTTATCGCCCCTTCAGTGGGACATCGCACATATGCTCGACCGCCGTTCTGAAAAAATGTATTGTGCCGGAGACGACGATCAAGCGATCTATCGATGGGCCGGTGCCGATGTCGAGCATTTTATCGGACTTGAAGGTGGGTCAGAAACCCTGTCTCAATCCTACCGCGTACCAAAGCTACCTTGGGGAGTAGCGCAGAACATCGCCCGTCGCATACACCGCAGATTTCCAAAGACCTACAAGCCGCGTGAAGAGAAAGGGTTTGTTACAAGAATATCCATGATTAACGAACTGGATCTAAGCGAAGGCTCTTGGTTAATCTTGGCCCAAGCCGCGTACTTACTGCAAGACGTTTCGTCTGATCTAAAAGCCATGGGGCTTTTGTTTACCTTCCGCGGTCACCGCAGTGTGTCGGAACGCATGAGCGAAGCGATCAGGGGTTGGGAGCAATTGCGCAATAACAAAGAAATCTTGGGACGCGCCGTTAAAAGTATCTACAGTTATATGTCAAGCAAAGATAGAATAAAGCGCGGCTTTAAAAGATTAGGCGGTCTGGAGGAAGATCAAATGTTTTCCTTTGACGTTTTGGTCAAGGACTACGGCCTGCTGGCCACAAAAGAAATGATCTGGCACGTTGCCATGGACAAAATGCCCGAGACAGATCGTGCGTATATCATTGCCATGTTACGTAGGGGCGAGAAGTTTAACGCACCGCCCCGCATTACAGTTTCCACGATCCACGGATCTAAAGGTGGAGAGGCCGATAACGTAATCTTGTTTACCGATCTATCGCCCGCGGCCGACGAATCAATGAGACTTGATCCCGATGACATGCACCGCACCTTTTACGTCGCCGTTACAAGAACCAAACAGAATTTATTTATTGTTGAACCAGAAGACATCTCAAGGAGTTATGATTTATGAAACGTGAAGAAATACTAAAAGAAGCAGAGGGCTTGGTAAACGGCCCACGGGCCAAGGACTACGGAGATGCGACCACGAACCATATGCGTATTGCACGGCTATGGTCGGTTATACTGGATAAAGAAGTAAGCGTAGATCAAGTTTATCTGTGTTTGGTGCAGTTAAAGGTGTCACGTCTGATCGAAACCCCGTATCATACCGATAGCTGGGTAGACATTTGCGGCTATGCGGCATTGGCGGGAGAAGAATAAATGGCATTACAGATGGCGATGTTCCTGCCAAAAAGCGAGTGGGTGCCGCCAGCAGAACTACCTGACATTTTTGATGCTAAAAAAATAGCCATAGATGTCGAAACACGCGACCCGAACCTCAAAACAAACGGGCCCGGATGGGCAACAGGTGACGGGGAAGTAATTGGATACGCGATTGCTGTTGAGGATTGGGCAGGCTACCTACCAATACGCCACCAGCAAGGCGGTAATTTAGACGAGCGCATTGTTAACAAATGGCTCAAGAAGGTGTTTGAATGCCCTGCCGATAAGATTATGCACAATGCACAGTACGATGCCGGTTGGATCCGCCGCATGGGATTTACAATCAATGGCCGGATTATAGACACAATGCTTGTCGCTTCGCTACTGGATGAAAACAGATTTAGTTACAGCCTAAACGCACTTGCCTTTGAGCATCTTAATAAAACCAAAAGCGAAAAGGGATTAGTGGAAGCCGCGCGATCTTTTGGTGTGGATCCAAAAGCAGAGATGTACAAAATGCCTGCCATGTATGTCGGCCCCTACGCCCAAGCCGATGCGGAACTAACGCTAGAATTATGGAACTATTTCTCTGTGCAAGTAGGTAAAGAAGACCTCTGGTCCATAGTTAACATGGAACTCGACCTCCTACCTGTCCTTGTCGATATGACATGGAAAGGCGTTCGCATTGATCAAGACAAAGTAGAACGCACCCGCGATGCGCTCCTCAAGAGAGAAAAAACGCTTCACGGAGAAATAAAACGCTTGGTTGGAAACGATGTAGAGATCTGGGCGGCGACCTCTTTGTCAAAAGCATTTGATAAAGTCGGCATTACCTATCCAAAAACAGCGGCGGGCGCTCCTTCTTTCACAAAAAGCTTTCTAACTGACCACCCACACGCTTTACCAAAGCTAATTGTTAACGCCAGAACCATTAACAAAACGTCCGGTACGTTCATTAGTACCATAATGAAGCACTGCCGCTCCGATGGCCGGATACATTCGCACATCAATCAGGTGCGGTCCGACGATGGCGGCACAGTTTCTGGCCGGATCTCCATGAACAACCCCAACTTACAACAGTTACCAGCGCGGGATCCTGAAATGGGGCCAATGATCCGTTCTTTATTCCTACCGGAAGAGGGAGAGCAGTGGGCCGCAATAGATTTCTCGCAACAGGAACCACGGATCTTGGTTCACTATGCGCATGTCTTTGGCAAGAGCAGACCTATTCCGTTAGCTGGTGTGCAAGAGTTTGTTGATGGCTACCGAAACGATCCAGACACAGACTTTCATACCATGGTTGCAGAGATGGCCAACATTCCACGCAAGCAAGCCAAAACAATTAATCTTGGCATGATGTACGGCATGGGTGTGAACAAACTGTCGGATCAAATGGACATATCGGTAGACGAAGCAAAATCTTTGGTCAAACAATACCATAATCGCGTTCCCTTTGTGAAAGCATTGATGAACGGTGTGATCAGTAGACTAAACGATAAAGCCAGTGCGGGCTCGATCCGCTCTATCTTAGGTAGAAAATGCCGCTTTGACCTTTGGGAGCCGGATAGTTTTGCAATGCACAAGGCTTTGCCCTACCGCGAAGCCATTCAAACCCACGGCGAAACCACCAGATTAAAGAGAGCCTACACATACAAAGCGCTAAATCGTTTAATCCAAGCTTCCGCCGCCGACATGACAAAGAAAGCAATGGTGGATTTATACAAAGCCGGTAAAACGCCTATGGTCCAGATTCACGACGAGATGGCCATGTCTGTTAAATCACGGACCGAAGCCCAAGAAATAGCACAAATCATGGAAAATGCCGTGCCGTTAGTCATACCAAACAAAACGGACATAGAAATTGGCCCTTCTTGGGGAGAAGCGACATAAAAAGCTTGTAACCTTGTATATAATCCTATAAAGTCTTGTATAGAAATACATTGGAGACGAAAATGGATACCGAAAAATGGAAAAGCGTATTGGTTCCGAAAGAAATTTATGATGAGATCAAACAAATTTCAAAAACTGAGGGGAGAACCATTAGTGGTCAGCTTAGACTTGTGTTTGACGTATACAAAAAGAATGTTAAAAAAGATGAACTCTACATGGACCGCGGGTGACGGCTCGTTTAAACGAAAATTAGATCAAGAACTATGTCCCGCTTGCGAGAGCGCTTTGATACGCGTAGAAGACGACGACCCCTACCAACAAAAACGAACCTGTAGCCGCTGTACCTTACAAATTTATGATACTTTGACAGTTCAACCATAAAGTGCTTGACATCTTCTTATAGAATCCCGTACGATACCTTATAGAATATTTTTCTATTTTATTGTCCAAACTTAGCCCCCGTCTCAAGGTATCAACTTAGGCGGGGGTTTTTTTTTGTTTGACTTATGCACATTCGTGGTGTAACTCTTATACATGGACAATAAAGGAGGACAAAATGATAGATTGCCCAGAATGTGACGGCACTGGTACAGAAACCAGAGAACGTTATTTGGCCGGTAAGATCGTCGAGTACTACATCACTTGCAATAACTGCACAGGCAAAAAGCAAATAGAGCCCATGCCAGAGGAAACAACGACGGATAATGTAGAAAAACACCCCCGTGTGCAAATAGCCGAACTTCGCGGCTCACTGACCACGCTCATCAGGTTTGCCGAGTTATTACCAGAAGATGACACCATCGTAATGTGTAACCTAAAATACGCCGCGCAGTTGATTAAAGAAAAGTTTTTAAAGGAGGCGAAGAGTGTATATTGAAATAACAGAGGAAGATTTCGACTTTCTCCATCACACGAGTTGTAAATTAAGTGACGAGTTGATTGACATCTGGCGATTTGAGCATCATTTCGGCAATAGATTTACTAGATATGATATGGAAACTTTAAAAAGTCTTAACAAGTCGATCTATGCTTATTGGATAGATGGTCAAGATAATAATCTACAGGCTTTAGTAGCTTATAAGCTACTAAGTAAACAACACAAATCTGGTTTATTTTGGGATCCAATGCCAATTGATGATAAAGTAAATGACGTGTGGGGTTGGTGTGTAATATCAACACGCCCAAATGAAGGAGCATCTTAAAAATGTATAACGAAGACCGCAAAGAACTCATGGACGAAGGTTACTTGGAAGCATTAAATGCTTGTAAAACCGTCGTTCAAAACCAGTTCGATAGGTGGCTCGATTTTGAAGAACGTAAACCACCGCGTTTAACCATACAAATGGTGGAAGTTTTTAACTCAATCAAAAAAGAAATGGACGAACTATGAATATGAAAAAAATGGCAATACAATTCGGAGAGCGCATCGGGGACGACGTGCCAGCCAACCAAATTAAAGTCAAAGGAGGGTGGCTGTTCCATAAACTGCCTAACTACCCTGACGAGGTAGACTGCTATGCCCTGCCGTTGGATTACAGCGCAGAACCATGGGATGGCATCGACACAAAGGATAGCCCCTTTGTACCACGCAACGCCGACCGCGTTGAGATAGCGATTGAAAAATTAACCAAAGGATACGATCAATACATAAAGGAGATAAGCTAATGGGACAACCAAAGAAACATTCACAAACGCTCATTAATCAAGCGCATGAACTGGCGTTCCAAGGCGAACTGACAAATGCTCAAATTGCCAAAAAATTAAATTTATCTAACAATCAACTGACCTACATTATCTATCAATGTAAGCCGACTAAAGAAGTGCAACAGGTGGCTGTTCGCTTGAGGCCTGACGTCTATGAGCGTCTTGACAAACACCGTAAAAAGACGCGGATTTCAAAGACCGCTACTGTTGAACAGGCAATCATTGAACATCTTGACAGAGAAGTAAGTGTTCAAACCTTCCATGTCGATAAAGCAGAACCCGCGGCTCCCAAAGCCAGTCAGTCACTTATCCTCCCCAAAAAAGAAAAAACCATGTTGGCTAAAGCTTTTGACTGGTTGTTGGGAACTTAATTAATAGACAACGTTACACAGATCGCGGCTCACGGGCCGCTTTTTGCTGTTTAAAGTTACATGTTACACT